TCGCAGCCGCAGTCCCGTCAAAATCCGTTAAATCCTTCAAGGACATTAAACCACGAGCCTCTAACTCAGCGTCCGTAACACCCTGACTCTTTAACGCCTTAATCGCAGCCTCCCCGTCAGGAAACTTTAAACCAGACTTCCTAGAAACAGTCTGTAACGCAGCCTGTAACCCGCTACTCGGGTCCTTTATTTCGTAATTAAGCTCAGGTGGCGTTACGGGAACTTGCGTGTTGTTGAAGGGTGGGGCGTTCAAGAAGCTAAAATCTGAGCCTGCTTCCGCTAAAGCCGCCTCGTCGTAACCAAGCTCCCCCATGCCGTCATCAATAACCACCCCAGCTTCGTTCCTAGCGTTGCCGTCCGGAAACGCGATACTAGGATCAAAATCATCAACAATGCCAGCATCGTCACGAGCCTGAGCAGCCGCCTCCGCAGCAAGATACTCGGCAGTGTAAGGCGTGGTGGCGTCATTAGCGTCATAATTGTCAGCAGTGCGTACAGTAAATCCGTTGTTCGCATTTAATTCATCAACAGGATCAACGTTTAAACGAGACTGCTGATCCATCAACTGACGAACCTCAGCAGCAGTAGCGCCATCATCTAACATTTCCTGAATATCTTCCGCGTCCGGAACATACTCCGGGTCATAATAATCACCAACAGGAAGACCCATTTCTTCGTCTGAATCCATAGCACTCTGCAACGCTCTATCTTCCGCGTCCGGATACTCCCGATTAAACATATCAAGAAGCTCAGAATCAGTCATAGACGCAGCATCCAAACCGCCCCTGTCACCCCCGTACATCGCCTCAAAATCCGTCTCAGGTACAGAACGATCAGTCGTGGAAAACTTGGAAACATCACCAGAATCAATGCCCAACATAGACATCAATGTACGACGAATCGGCTCACTTAAAAAACGACCAAGACCAACACCCAATAAAGCTTCAGCAGGCCCCATGCCAGCCTCTATCAAATCGCTCGTCTCGCGCTTGCCAGTAGGTGAATACTTCTCAGGCTCAGAATAACGAGCAGCAGCGTCCCTCGGACGCATGAACATACTAACAACAGCATTCATATTAGACGCATCGTCCAAACCCAACGTAGACGCAATCCCACGCAAATTCGGAGGAATAAAACGAGTGGTGTCTATCGTGTAACGATCTGCCATGTTATCGAACCTCGGACCTTGGTTACCGGAACTATAACCAAAGAGAAATGAATTTGCACCCAGATTTTTTCCGAACGAAAAAACACCGGAACAATTTTACCGAACTAACACTATAGGACGCCGCACGACCCGTGTACCTCCTAAACGGGGGGGATGGGGGTCGAGGTTGTCTGGCTACCGTTGCAATTACTCGTAGTAACCCCCCATGCATTCCTGCAGAAACATAGGGTTGTTCTAGGACCTTGTGTTTTTGGAGCGGCTAGTCGCCGCCTGCTTCAAAGAGAATGGCCCCTGAACCGGAGCCATACAGTCTCCGAACTGTGGTCGGCGAACAAAGATGTGTTCGATCCCTCTTTATGAAAGCAGCATCGGCCCGTTATGCGCTCTAGCAGGGTCTGCGGATGACGAGCTTATGCGTGACCACTGGAATCACTAATCCATTCCCGACTTTTCTAAAGGGAAAAGCTCGTCCATTCCTTAGTGCTTCTTGTCGGCAACACTCGCCACCTTGCCAGCCTGCTAGGTGCGCTGTGGCACATTATATAATATATATATGAACCCCCGTGGGCATTAAAACCCCGTTGGGCCACTTACAAAATGCACCGTCAACCCCCAAATGGCCTTTACTCAGGCCATAGATCGCAAGGGCGATCACACAACTGGGGGTCGGGGCCTATCACAAAATGTACGCAAATCAGAACCTGACGCTCCCATCATTTGTGATAGTGCGGAGTACCCTATCCAAGACGGTGCAGCAAATGACGCGGCATCAGAACCAAGTATGATTTCCCCACATTTTCTGTCGCTTCGCTTAGACCCCTTGACCGTTCCCTCGACGCCGACACGCTAAGAGTGCGGTCGGCAAGTCTTCAGTGCGATTTTGAAAGGCGGCAAGCATCGGTTGTAATGCACACAGTTCCATAAGACATTACATAACTTTAAAGGAGTACCAACAATGGTCATCTTTCAAAAGCTAAACGAACTCAAGGATCACGGCGACACACTGGGTTACTACAGGTTCGTGGTCAACTTCTACCTAGAACCAAGACCCAACTACGGCTCCGAAGTACGGTTCGCAGTCGAGTACAGGGCAACCGAGTCCGACTCCACCGAGTACCGTTACTTCACACGAGACAAGTTTGAGGACACCGACCTAGCGTTCGAGGAAGCTCGTGAGTTCGTACTCAACATGCCGAGCTTGGATGAACATCGTCGGCAGGACGCCGTTCGCAGGTCCGAAGCATACGAGGAGCGGATATTGGAGGACGCCGCTCACGAGGACGATCCGATCCTAAAGCAGCACCTGCTGGACAAGGCCGCTCGTGAGGCCAGCGACCGCAAGCAGTTGTTGGGCCTGTTCTACAAGCAGGGCTACCACATCACCGCTCAGTAATTACCAACGCGGGGGCCTCGGCTCCCGCACCAATCAACTAGGAGAACCACATGTTCGACGAAGATATCAAGATCGACGCTGACGCAAATGCGCTGGCACAACTCATCATCTCAATCGTTCAGTCCGCAAACAAAAGCGAGACTGACGCCAAGATCGAAGAACTGCAGGCCAAGATTGACAGTCTGGAAAATCAGATAGAGGAGTTCGACGTTCACGATCATTCATACGACATCGGGGAGATCGCGGTCGAGCACCTCAACAGCTACGGTGGTCTTCAAGATACCGTTGTCGAGATCATCGACGAGTACGACTTCAGCGACAAGGACTTGACCGTTGCATCAGGTACAACCTTTACGGTCACTGTAGACTGATGGCTTGGCTAGACAGCAATGTCTGGAAGAGGGGGTCGCGGTGGCGGCTCTCTCACACCAACGGAAAGTGGATCATAAGCACCCAGCACAAAAACAAAACTCTGGCATTAGTCGAAGGTCGGAGGATGCTGCACGAAGGGAGGACCAAACAACTCAACATCTTCAAAGGCGATGGCACATGGCACTCGTCAGAAATTTACTCGGAGGACAACGTATGACTACACCGCAAGAAGCAGGCCAAACGCTTGGCAATGCAATCAAGTTCCAACTGGAATTTATGATGCTGATGCTCCACTCAGACCGCAACGACGAAGCGGCGAGATCATACGACCGCATCATCGCCCTGTGCGACCAAGCAGGGCAACCAGTCAGAAAGGACGCAGCATGAGGATAGGTGGATATCAAATGGAGGACCTCGGCTACGGCCTAAAGGTTGTAGAACACGAGGGCGGCTGGTCATTCTGGATACAGGGTGATGACGCTCAACAGTTCCGCGACGAGTGGGAAGCGTATCAGGAACGGGTGGACAACGACTTCCGCCACTTTCTGTCAACGCACGAATATGATGGGCTGTTCGAATGAGAAGCTGGCCCATCTGGAATCAAATCACTGCCTGCGTATACAAGTCAGACAAATCGTATGGCGTCAAAGCAACAGGCGAGGTGACGGTCAAGGTCGGCACCTCTGCCAGCAACTCCCACATCTTCCTGCGACATACCACTACGCATCGGATGTTGGACAACGGAGACCGAGAGTATCGGTTCTACCTAGACGGCGAAGTGATCCGTCGAGCGGTTCTAAAGAAAGGGGCTACCGCGATTGAATACATCCCTAACTAAACAACTGGAGCAGCTACCCCTCAAGGAGCGGCTGCTCTACCTAGAAGAAGCGTTGCGGGACAACCGTAGCGTTTCTCGCCAATACACAAAGCTGATCGACTACTACCAACAACAAGCGGTCGATCAGGGGCTGGCAACGTGGGTCTACAAACCACCAAGAGAGCTTGCCCCAACCAAAGATCAGTTCGTTGGCCTCTTCGGTCAAGGAGCATTCGATCAAGTAAAACGTCCATCCAAACCAGAAAGGGACCTAATATGGCTCATCAAATAGACTTCGGCACGTTCTGCGCGGACGAGATCAGGGAGTACTACGACCTCAACCCTGATCTCTCCATCCTTACCTACGCAGGCATGCTGGGCCTGACAGGTGGCGAACTCAAGGACATCCTCATGACAGATGGGTCAGCCATCGACAAAGAGGAAGAAAAGACAGCGCAGCTAATGTTCGAGGAGGCAGACCAGATGTTTGGTTCCGATGAAGGTGAAGAAGGGATGTACTGCACACCGTATGACCCTGAGACAGATACCGAACCAACAGAAACCCGAACCGAGTATTGCAACCGGATGGGCTTCGACATGTAAACTAAACAGGTGGTCCCAATCAGGGGCCACCGCATAACTCAAGAAAAGAATGAGCGGCTAGTCGCCGCCTGCTTCAAAGAAAAAAGATTGAGTGCTGCGCACACTCTATTTTTAAAAACCACCTACACCCGCTGCGCGGATACAGGTGGTTTTAGTAAGCGGATTCCGCGCCGGAAGCCGCAAGACTTGGTTGAAAGCCGCAAGATTTCAGCAAATGATCCTCCATCCGAGGTCGAAGAGCCGAAAATAATTCATCAAAACTACCGTATCGGCTGCAGCAACCGCTCTTGATGCCTGCATCAAGGGCCTCGGACCCATGACAACCGTCAAATAAAAGAAGCAACTTGCTAACGGGGTCTTTGACCAAGATGAAATTCAGACCGCCACGCGCCCAATATGCTGCATTCCACGCAACTTGGTTGGGTGTTAATTTTATCCGGTTACCAGAAGACACCTTTAACTCTACCCAAAAGGGTATTCCATTCCAGACTACATGTACATCGGGTATTCCCCCGCCATGCTTGTTCTCAATCCGAGTTGCGAACGTCTTTTTCGGCAGTGATTTCCTCATTGTATTCCAAAAGTTCGCCTCCGGTCCCTTGCTCATCGGTAACATCCTTGTATTCAGCTTCTATATCGAAGGCTTGCGGGTACTTTTTCTGCAGATCAGTAAGCCGACCAACAATTTCATCCCGTGATAGTTGATCTATTGTGTTAACATTCTCTCTCCGGTCCACCGTCAAACCACCCAAAGCTGACCGAATTTTTTCAGCGTTGATTGCTGCAGAATATTGACCATCATCTTCAGCACCACGAGATAGCTTTGAGAGCCGTTCTAACTGCCCAATCATGGTCACGCCGTAACGCCGCGCTCTTTCCTCCCTGAGTTCCTTAACACGTTCCACAACATGCGGATAATCACGCCCATTAAGCAGGACTGTAGCCTGCTTGCTGGATAGCTGATAAGCATACCCCGCCTTCCTTGCGCTATCAGTATTAGTATAGATGCCTTCTGCAACATGGTTGGCAAACGTCTCTTGCCGCGTTGTCAAAGTGGGGCGATGCTTGCCCGTTTCTCGTGCCATTTTGCTCCCTTTTCGGTGTAATCAATTTGTAATCATTGTAATCAATTCCACCAGAAAACGCCAACTAAAAGTAGTCGGGCGCAACCGGAGGGCGAGTACCGTGTCACAATTAAGGACTATTTCTAGGGGTTTTGTAATCATTGTAATCACCTTGTAATCACTCTGGGCTGGCTTA